TTCTCCCGGAACAGCATCTTCAGCGCGTGCTGGCTCGGCGGCAGGGCGTTGAGTCGATCGATCGTCTGCTGTTGCTCTAGGGTCAGGGTGTTCACGGCGCAGGGTCTCGATGGTGGACAGCGCCGCCTCGGCGCTGGCGAAGGACTCGGTCAGGATCGGCGCCGTGGTCGGCCCGGTCTTGTCGATGACCAGCAACTGGTTGTCGAAGGTCGTGCCGTACTTGGCGTAGGCCTTGCCGGACAAACCGAGGTTCGCCCGGACAGCATACCGGCCCTGGATGCGGTCCCACCACGCGCGGAACGCAGGACGATCCGCCGCCATCCCGGCGCCGACGATCGCCACCAGCCGGCCGCCCGGCTGCAACCGCTCCAGCGCCTGCTCGACGTGCTGGGCACCGACGGCCGTCTTGCGATACCCGGCCATGCGACCCGCCGTCGCGGAGAACGGCGGGTTCATCAGGACCACGGTCGGTCGGATGGCCTCCGGCAGAATCCGGTCGATGTGTTCGGCGTTCTCCTGGAACACCTGCTCCACGCCCAGCGCGCGAAGCAATGCGGCCCGGCGCGGCGCCAGTTCGTTGGCGACGACCGTCGCGCCTGCCGCCTGCGCCATCGCGACCAGATCGCCGGTTCCCGCGGACGGCTCCAGCACGACATCGCCCGCCGACAGGTGTGCTGCGCGCGCCGCCAGGAACGCCAGCGTCGGCGGCGTGCTGAACTGCTGGAACTCCTCCTGCTCCCGGGTGCGCTTGCTCTGGGTCGGCAGGCGCTTCAACAGCGCATCCAGCTTGCCCAGCGTCGCCCGCGCGTCCTGTTCCGTGGTCGGGTTCAGATCGCCGACGAGTCCTGCCTTCAGGGCGAGGTTCACGCCGAACTCAAGGGCGTCGTAGGCATCGCGCGGCGAGTACGCACCCGCCGCCTGGCTGCCGCCGACCTCCACGTTCGCGCGATCGAACAAGGCGCGCGCTTCGATCGACCGGCCTGCGCGCAGTTCATCGGCGACCCAGCGCCCGACGCGGACCAGGGCTCGGTGAAGCGCGTCGGCGGAATCGGGCGCCGTCTCCGTCTCGGTATTCTCCGCGGCCGACGGCGATGGAGCGGTTCCAGGGGCGACCTGGGCCGTGCCATCGGCCGCCGCACGCCCGGCGGCAATATCGACGTTCGCCCACAGGCGGTTGCTGCTGTTGGACAAGGTCACGATGCCGCCACGCACCGCATAGCGGGCGCCGAAGCGCCCACCGCTGTTGGTCGCGCCCGCCCGCTCGAACAGCGCACGCAGCGTGCGCAGCGCGTGCTCGACCTCGATGACGTGCGTGAAGTGCGCGGGGAAGTCCACCTGCCCCGCTTTCCCGGCGTCGATCCGTGCAATCAGCTCATCCACGAAGTCCTTCAGCACCGCCTCGTTGTTCTTCGGCGCGGCGATCTCCTGCGTCGTGCGCGAGGCGGCCGGCGTGGATGCCGGTGTGGTCGCGTCGGCCTCGACAGGCGCGCGGTCCTCGCCTGCGGCGTCCGTCGTGGACGGCACTGCGGGTTCGACCTTCGTCCACCGCTCCGACCACGGCACCTCGCGGCGATGCTCGATTCGGCCCTTGTGGTTGACGGTGATGGTCGTCCCGCCCTCCAGCCGCACCCACGGGAACCCGGATTTTGCGTACAGCACGCCGCGCGCGGTCTCGGTCGTCCCGAGCACCAGCGCTACGGACGTCGCCTGCACGCGATCCCCGATCGCCAGGCCCGCCACCGCCAGCGCCTGCATCCGGCGCCCGCGATGTCCGTCGTTCGAGACCTGTGCCAGGCGTTGCAGGGTCGGGAACAACCGGCCGTATTCCTCGGTGGCACGGTACGGCTGGAGCCCACCGAACGCGCGCGCGCGGCGTTCGAGCCATTGGCGGGCCTCGACGTAGGTACCGAACTCGGGAAACGTCTCCACCGGGGTCCGCTGCTCCGCCGCACGCTGCGCGCGACGCTCGGCATCGCGGGCCTGCTCCGTCGCCAGATCCGTCCCGGCCCAGCGATAGATCGCCTCCTCCGTCACGCCGCGCCCGCGCGGCAACGCAATCCCGGTCGCCGCCGTGAACAGCGCGCGGCTCGCCGGATTCGTCTTCGCATCGCCCAGGTTGCGCGCGACCAGCCCGCGCCCATCGCGACGTTCGATCAGGTCGATCAGTTCGTCCGCGCTGCGGCGGTAGAAGTCGCTCTCCGGGTCGGTGATGTCCGGGAACTTGCGACGCATGGTCTCGACGAACACGCTGCGCAGCGCAGCACGATCCTGCGCAGGCGTATCGCCTTCCGAATCCACCTGAGCAGCCGCCACCGGGACCGCGTCCGCCGCCGGCGTCGCATCCGCGTCGGCCGTCACGGCGTCACCTGCAGCCGGCGTCGGCGCCTCGATGTCTCGACGCAGGGCCTCATCAGCCGCCGTCTCCGCATCGAGGGCATCGACCTCCGCCGCAGCCTGCCGCGCCTGTTCGATCTGCGCCTGCATCCGCATGCGGGCGGCCTGTTCGACCGGATCGACGGCGCCCGGTGTCTGGGCCGGCGGCGCCTGCGCCCTGCGCTGCTCGCGCACGCGATCGATCAGCGGATTCATCCGCGTCGCGGACAGGCCGGGATAGGCGGTTGCGACGAAACGGCGCACATCGCCGCGCGTCGGCGCCCTCTCGCCCTGCCAGTCGTCCAGGAAGCCGTGGATCGCCGCCATCACCGCCTCCGGTGCGGGCGGTGGGTTCAGCACTTCCCCCGTCTCCGGGTCGATACCATCCGGCACGGTTGCGGAAGGAGGTGCCACCGGAGAACCTGCGCGCGCGCTCGATGCCGTGCCCGCTGCGGGCGACCGCAGCGCATGGTCGCGCACAACCGCCCGCACGTCCGGCGTCAGCCCCGTCGTCTCCAGTTCACGCGCCTGGCGCAAGTCGGCCGCGCGCTGCGCGTTCTGTTGCGAAGGTGTCGAGGCCACGCCGTCCGGCGTCACCGTAACCGGCGCGCGCGGATCGACCGTGCCGTAACCGGGACGCCCATCGGGGGCGGGCAAGCCCAGCGGAGGCGCCGGAGATGGTGACGGAATCGGTCCTGCCCGATTCGGAATGCCGCCCATCGCGCCGAACACGCCACCGCCGATCGCGCCCGCCGCGAAGCTGTCCAGATACTCCGTCCACGCTTCGCCGTCGTTCAACGACTGCTGCGCCCCGAAGCGCTGCGCGGCCTGCTGCACGGCTTCGGTCGTGCCCTCGGTGAGCGCGTTCTCGCCGAACCCGGTGGCAATGCGACGCGCGAGACCGCCCTGTCCACCCACACCCTTCAACAGGGTGTCGGCCAACACCTTGTCGCCGAAGGTCTCGGCGGCGCCGTAGACCACGCCACCGGCCAGCACGCGCCCGAGGTCGATGTCTCCGCCGGTCTCCTGTGCCTGGCCGTAGGCAGCGTTGTAGGTGTCGCCGAGACCCCGCGCGGTCGAGGCCGTCGCGAGCGCACCGAGGCTGCCGATCTCCCGTTGCAGCGTGCGGGTCAGGAACTGCTGGCCCAGCGCCGCCGCTTCGCGCTTGGCGACCTCCTCCGCCGTGCCGGCGGCGATCCGCTTCGCCGCGTGTTCGGCGACCAGCGCCGCCGTGCGCTCGCGCAGTTCCTTCTTGATCGCCGTCTTCCCGAGCAGGCCTGCGACCGCGCCCGTGAGGTTGCCGACGACCGGCACCTCCGACCCCGCCGCCGCGCCGGCCGCTGCCGTCACCAGCGATTCGACCACGCTCGGCAGCATCTGGCCGACGTTGTACTGCGCCCAGTCCAGCAGGTTGCCGGTGGTGCCGAGCACGCCATCGCTGCTGCTCCACGCGCTGCTGAGGCTGTCGGTCGGCTTGGCCGTCGCGCCCAGTTCGCGGTTCAGCGCCTGTGCCTGTTCGGCCCAGTCGCGCGCGGTGTCATCCAGGCCGACCAGATCGGCACCGAGCGCGCCCAGTCCATACAGCGAGGCCTTCGTGCCCGGCCAGTAGCTCTTGATGCCACGCACGAAGTCACCGTCAGCATCGTCCGTGACGTTCGTCGTGCGCGCGTCGAGGTCCGGATTGCTGGCGCGGAACGCCACTTCCATCTGCGCCAGATCCGCGCCGGTCAGCCGCGCGACTTCCGGCAGCGCGACGGTCGCGTACTCGTCGCGGATCGCGCGCTGCCGCTCGGGCGGCGCAGCGTCGTAGCCGGTGCGCGCGCGCACCTTGCCCCAGTGGTACTGGTCGATCACGGCCGGCGTGAACACGGGCGCCTGCGCCTTGTGGGCGCCGTAGGCGATGTTCATCCAGTCGGGGACGGCCGGGTTCCAGGCACGCGGCGCAAGCGGGTTGTAGGGATCGGTCGCCATTAGCGCAACATCCTGAGCAGGGTTTCGAGGGGCGTCGGTTCGTCCGGGGCGGCGTTCGTCGGGTCGGGCATCGGCGCTGTCGGATCGAAGGCCGGTGTCGTCGGCGCGGACGCTTCCGGCCTCGGTGCCGGACCCGGCAGGACGTAGGCCGCCGAAGGCGGTGGAGACGAGGGCGCCCGCAGCGATGACGCGGGCGCGACGTCGGGGCGCCAGACCGGTGTCGGTGTTGCGGCGGGGGCCGAGGCATCGACCACCGGCCTGAAGGGCGCATACGCCGCCATGCGCTCAGGCGCGGAGACGTCCGTGGATGCGGAGGTCGATCCGAAGGCCGCAGGGGCGCCGCCACGTCGCGCGAAGGCCGCCAGCACCTGCGCCTTGGTCTTGCCGTGCAGATGCGGGTTGTCGCGGTACGCACGCGCCGACACCAGCGACCGCATCGGCGTGTCGTCTGGCGCCGCAAGAATCTTCCGCGCACCGGTCGCGCCGAAGTGGTGCGCCAGGTACAGGTTGCCCGGCGTCGCGGCGTAGCCGGCGCTCGCCAACTGCTGCGCGCTGTCCTGGTCGTACAACGCGACCATCCGATCGGAGATCGCGCCGTCGCGGCGCTTATCGAGGATCTGCGCGGCCGTCAGTCCGTGCGCCCACGCCGGCTGGTGGCGCTTGACGAGCCCGAGCCAGGTCGATTCGAGGAACTGGTGCTTCCCGAGCGCACCCGAACGCGGGTTGTAGGCGTTGTCGTCGCCGCCGGACTCCAGGCGGTTGCGAAATGCATCGTAGGCGTCGTCGGTCATGGCCGGTACGGTCCCGTGTACGGCGCCGCGCCATACGACGGCAACGTGATGCCGTAATCGGTCGTGGTCTGCGGAACGGCCGGGGGCGGCGTCCGCCGCTGACGTTCGTTGTCGTCTTCCTGCTGGGCGCGCTGGTAGACGGTGCGCGCATCGAGCAGCGCACGCCGCGCCTGCACTTCGGCCTGCGCGTAGCGCTCGACCGCGATGCGTCGATCGACGCCGCGGCCGGTGCGCGTGAAGCGCGCCTGGGAGTCCTGCGCTTCCTTGAGTTGGCGCTCGGCGTTGCGCCATCGCTCCGCCGCATCGCGATAGGTCTCCAGCGCATCGGCGGTACGCGGCTGCTGGCGTGGGCGACGGATTGTGCCGGTCGCGGGATCGATCTGGAGATCGGTGCCGGCCGCGTTGCCCGCGCCTGCGGGCGGTGCTGCGGGTGACGGTGCAGGTGCGGCGGCCGAGCGCACGGGCCGCGGCTTCGCGGTCGTGGTTGCAGGCGTCGGCGTCGCCGGCGGCACGGACGCGGGTGCGGGTTCGCCCGCACGCACACCGAAGCCGAGCGCATCGAATGACGGCGCGGGCGTCGTCGCGCCGCCACCGAAGAGCGCACCGAGCGCGTGCGTCGCCTCGTCGCGCTGCTGTTGCAGCGAGGCCCGCTCGGCGTCGTCGAACGCGCTGACCAGCGCCTTGTCCAGCGTCTGGATGCGGTGTTCGAGGACGGTCTTCTGGCTCTCCTGCGCGGGCGTGAGCGTGGTGCTGCCGCGGGTCGCGACATCGGTGTAGTGCTGCAACGGGGTCGGCTGCTGGCCGGTGAGGGTTTGCAGCAGCGCGGCGGCCGAGGCCGCCGGCATCGTCGGATAGGCGTGCCCCTGCGCATCGGTGTAGATGATCAGCCCGGTCGCATCCTTCGCGACCTGCCCGAGGCCCGCGGTGTGCAGCAGGGCATTGGCCGTATCGAGGTTGCCGGCGAGCAATGCGGAACTGGCGTTCGCGTACAGGCCACTGGCATAGGGGGCACCGTACTGGCCGGCGACGCCCTGCGCACCCGGCCAGGCACCGGCCGCCCGCTGCGCGGCCTGCGCCGCCTGCAGCGGATCGGCGCGCGAGCCGGCGGCATCGCGCGCAGCGGCGTCGGCGACCGGGTTCTGGTAGCGCATGTCCTCGGCGGCGTCGCGGGCACGCTGGTTGTCGGGCGTCCAGGCGCGGCCCAGCGCATCGAGGGCAAGGCGGTTCTGTTCGTGGCCCAGCCGATACGCCGAGCCCTGCATCGCCTCCTGCGCCGGCAGCAGCCGGCCTTGCATTTGCGCCTGGTCGGTATCGAGCCGCCACAGCGCACCTTGCCGGGTTTCGTAGGCGGGCAGCAGGCGGGTGTCCGCTTCCGCGCGGCGCGCGCCGTAGACGTTGCCCGCGTTGGTCCGGTCCAGTGTCGTCTGGTGGGTGTTGAACGCCAGGTCGCTCGCCAGCCCGAGCGTGAAGGCACGCTGCCGGGCCTCCGCCTGCCGCGCCGACGCTTCGTCGAGCTGCTGCAACCACTGTGCGGAACTGGCGCTGGCGCGATCGAGGATCGCGAGCGGATCGAGCGTTGCCATGCGGGGCCTCGTTACGCGAAGGGCGCCATGCGCGCGGCGAGGCCGCGGGCGTCGCGCAGGTTGAGCAGGGTGTCGTCGTCAGGCGCCTCGCCCCCGAATCCGCCGGTCAGTCCGGGCAGGCCGTGGGCGAGCATCGCCGTCCCCATGCCGAACGACTGGAGGTTGTTCGCCCGCGACTGCTGCATGAGGTAGCCCGAGAAGCGCCCGAAACTCGCCTGCAAGGCGCCGTAGTAACCGCTGATGCCGCCGAGCAATGCGTCGTTCGCCCCGCCGATCGCGGCCGTCGCCGCGCGCATGTCGCCGGTCGCGCTGGCTTGCAGGCTGCGGCCGACGTTGAACATCTGGAGCCGACGGTTGAACTGCACGTCGTCGCGGCGCCAGGCCTGCAACTCCTCGTAGCGCCAGGCGTGGTTCACCGCATCGACCTCGGTGCGTGCCCACTCGGTGTGGACCTCGCGCAGCAGGTTCGCGTTGGCCCCGGCGCAGTAGCGCGTGAGCTTGCGGTTCAGGCCGGTGATCGCCTTGCCGAAGGCCCGCGCGGCATCGTTGCGGGCGCGGCCCATGTGCAGTTCGTACTGCGGGACGTAGCGCGGGTCGGCCGCGACCTGCGCCATCGTCGCGTCCTCGACCGGCGCGAAGACGGTGGCGTAGCGGCAATACTCCTTCTCGGCCATCACCAGTTGGCGGTTGGCGAGCGCCGCCTGGTCGTTGGCGATGGAGCGCACCAGGTCGCGCTGCTTGCTGGCGATGTAGTTGTCGATGGCGATCTGGATCGCGATCTGGCCGATGGCCTTCACGCCCACGCTGTCGAGCTGCTGCTTGTAGGCCAGTTCGGCGAGATAGCGGTCGCGGCCCGCGGCCGGGTCCGGGGTGACGTGCAGGGTGGGCTGGGCGAGGTAGGCCAGCAGCGCACCGAGGCCCGCGCCGACGATCGTGCTCGTCACCTGGCTGTTGCCGTCCGGGTCGCCCGGGACCACCTCGACGTTGCCGGTATCGCAGTTGTAGCGCGGCAGGGTCTGCCCGAAGCCGGCGTAGTCGTCGTCGTTGAGCATCCAGCCGAGCAAGCCGCCGATGCCGGCGCCCGCGAGGATCGTGCCCCAGGAGATCGTGCCGGGCAGCAGCGTCGGCAGCGTCGGGTTGTAGATGACCTGGCGGATCTGCTGGTTGATGTCCTGCCGCTGGTTCGACTCGGCGTTGATCCAGGCGTTGACGGCGGAGGTGTTGTCGTTCTGGACGAGGTTGCGATGCTGGAGCATCGACATATACGCCGCGTCCATGAACGAGGCGCCACCCCAGTTGGTGACGAGGACCGCGGTCGCCATCAGCCGATCTTCTTGCTGTAGGCGGTCGTGGACGGCCGGAAGCCGATCAGCATCGGCATGCCGCAGGCCGGGGCGAGTTCGATCCGCAGTTGCGTCGCCTGGCGCTCCCTGGCCCACGCCTCGAAGTCGGCGACGAGTTCGGTCGCGGTCGTGGCGGTCACGCCCTCGCCGGTCGGATCGACCATCAGCAGCGGCGCGTGCGCCTGCACCTCGCCATCGAGCGGCGCCAGGGCGTTGTAGCCCATCAGCACCCCGACCGGCGCACCGGCATCGTTGATCGCCGCGCCGACGTACATCGAGATGCCACCGGCGCCGGCCAGCACCGGCACCAGCGCGCGGACGATGCCGGCCTCGTGCGGCGTCGCCTCAGGATCGAGCGTGACCACGTAGCGACGGACGAGATCGACCAGCGCATCCGCCATGCTCAGGGGGATGTCGTTGTTGCGTTTGATGTGCATGGAAGCTCCAGAAATGAAAAACCCCGCCGGAGCGGGGTTGCTTGTAGATCGACGGGTATTGGCGGCCGATCACACCGGCTTACATCTTCGGGCGCTCCAACCCATTCGCGGCGCAGGCCACATCAACGAAACGGCGAAGATGGCGCGGTTGCATCCACGTCTTGTGGCTCAGATGCACCACCCAGGCAAGGATGCGTTGGTGCGTATTGCATTCGCGCACGGGGATGGCGTACTCGTAGGCGATATTCAGCACGATCTCGTCGCCTTCCACCTTGATGGTTTCAGCCAATTCGACCGCCAATCGGTTGGCAGCCGCCGTCGCCTCATCACCTCGCCGCAGGACAACGCGCCGGCCGCCATGACCGGAATCATCTTCAAACGACATGCATACCTCCAGAAAAGAAGAACCCCGCCGAAGCGGGGTTCATGGACCATCGATGATGGCGAATCAAATTTCGGCGACAGAATCGATCACGTCAAAAGTGGACCAAAGCACCCGACCGCTCCAGGAAATCCGACCCCACCAACTGCGGGTGATACCGGACCCCGCCCGTCAATTCGGTCCAGTGTTTGGACAAGACCGCCCCCTCGTACGCTTCGGGCATTTCATTGACAAAGGCGATCGTCGTAGGAAGCGTGCAATCCAGGATTTCTCGTGTTGGCAACGTCAACCAACAGTGCAAGTTCAGCTTCCCGCCTGAAACGCCATCGCGCATGACTGCAATCAATTCCTCGTCCGACATGCGGAAATGATCATTCGGCGGGGTATGTACCCATCCCAACGTAAGGACCGACCGAACTTCGTAGGCGCTGTCAATCATGGGCGCAAGCGCATAATGAATAGCAAAGCACTGTGCCATCAGATCATGCGGCGACAGACCACCGAGCGCGGAACGCAGGATGGCAACAAGCCGCTCGTCTTGTTGTCGGCCAAATAGCCTACCGGCGGCAAGATTCGGCATGGCTGGCGCCGAAAGCCCGAAGTCCTCGGTTCTTCGGAAGGCACCCACAAAATCGTGATCGTAGTCGTATCGGTTCATTTTTTTCCTTGGGGCGGCAAATTGAGGCCAATCGAGACCATACCCGACGACCGTCCGGGTGAGCCACCAATCGCCCTGGACATGACCAGGCATAGCGTGTCCTCACCCCCGATCCAAATTGAACCGGAATTCCCCGTTTTCTGAAATGACTTAATTTCAGCCTTCGGTCAGTTCGGCGATGCTGCTGGCGATGTGGAGTTCGCGCAGCGCGCCTTTGTCGGTGGATTCCGGTCGTTCGACCTCGATCTCGAACTCTAGATGCCGACTCAGGTGCGGCAACCGGAACGGGTTGGAGTGCCGTAGCTCACGCTCGAACCGCAGCCGGTCGTCGGTCCACAGCCGGAACGTGGTTGCCGGGGCGGCCTCTACCCAGTCACCACGGAACGGGTAAGCGTCCCAGACCACCTTCGCCGCCGCCCAGTTCATGTGCCCCGGCGTCACGGTGCAGCGGGTCCGGTAGCGCAGCGACAGGTAGGTAGGGCCGGAATTCCACTCGCCGATTCCGGTCGACAACGCCAGAAACAGCGCGTCGGTGCGACTGCGGTGCAGCGCGGTCGGCCGCAGCGACAAGGCGATCAGGCCCAGTTGCCGGCCGGGATAGGCCGGATCAGTCAGATCGAGCATCCAGCCGCTGTTGGCAGTGAAGCCGAACCACTGACCGTCGTGGACGGCGGCGATCATCGTCTCCGGCTGCAAGGCCGCGAAATCGTCCTCGCCCCAATACGCCTGGCTGACACGTTGGCATTGGCGGCCGTGTAGCAGGACCAACCCGTCGCGGCCGGCGTAAAGCGCACCACCGCTGGGCGTCGCCGCCATCGACCGGCGAGCGACGCAGGGCATGGGCTCCGACATCCGGAACACCTCGCGCCTGCCCCACTCGTCCGCCTGCGGCGCAATCCAGTACGGGTATCCATCCGTGGCCACGTACAGTCCGCTGTCGGTCCAGGCCAGCGCGACGATGGTGTCGTCCAAGTGCAGGCGGTAAGCATCCGGCCATGCGTGGAATTCGTGCGGCTTGCAGAACCAGAGGTCGCGGCCCACAGCGCCCGCCAACTGCGTGCCATTCGGTTCGGCGACGAGGTGCGTCAGTCCTGCCGGCGGCGGTGCGAAGCGCATCGTCGTCAGCGGTTCGCCCAGGGCAAGATTCGGCATGGCATCGTTGACGCCAGCGACCGCCGCCGGGAACTCGCCGACCAGGTGGAAGTCCTCCATCCGAGGCAGGCCGACCTGCTCGGCACCGGCATCGCTCGCGGTCAGGCGGTACAACCGCACCGCCTGCACGTCCCAGTCGCCCAGCGGAGCGCCATCCCACTGCACGAGAACCGCGGCACCGTCGTCGATCCCGAAGCGCGCGCTCGGCAGCGACGGCGGACCTTCGTTGCCGAACCGATCCACGTAGGTGACGACATACGCGCGGTATTCGCTGCGCTGATCGTTCGGTCCGGCCCAGCCCGGCGGCGCGCTGGGGACCGCGATCGGCGGCGTCGGCACGGGCAGGCCCAGCCGCCACCAGTGCCCGGCCACCGCGTCCGTCGCATCGGCCCACACCGGGAAGCGCAGATCCTCACCGACTGCGATCACGCGGTGGCATCCGGGCAGGCCGGACACTAGGTCATTGACGCCGGGCAAGACGATCCAGCCTGCCTCCGTGTGGAAGATCGTGCGATACGGTGCGCCGCGAGGGTCAATCTGCAATGGCGTTCGGTACGCCTCGATGGTGCCGTGCCAGAGGTTGACGTTTTCCGCAAAAATCGCTTCATTACCCGACAAGAGCGTGCGATGGACACGCGGACGCATGCCAGCAAATGGCGAGAAGCGGAGAGATGCCATGGATGAAAGCTCCGAGAGCGTTCGGATAGAAGCCAACGATGGATCGAAAGTGCCTATGAAGCGCAGCCTTTCAGATGCGACCAAGGACAGCCCGCCATCACGACATGGCGCCCCATGGGAACGAGATGAAATCGAGAAGCTTGTCGAGGGAATTCAATGCGGCTTGACACTGCAAGCGCTTGCCGAGCGTCACCAGCGAACCCGTAATGGCATCGCCGGGATCACCACGCGCCTGATCCCATCAGCGCTTCGACCCAAAAGCCGAAGCCATGCCGTCACCATTCTCGCCCAGCATCTGCTCGAACATGACGATGACGAGCCAAAACGGCTCGTTTCCGAATACCTTCGGATGCGCGCAACCCATAGAGCATCGAAGGCCCCATGGCCGCCAAATCAAGCACGGCAGACGCAACCACCGCCCTCCGCATGCCCACCGGAAGAACGCACGGCAGTTTCGGAGGAGGCATACCACACTGGCGCGATCAACGCCGCCATGCTGGTTAGTGCCGCAATTTCAACCATGCCGGAAGGCCGTAGTGCCGACATCCTACGGATGCGACATGGGGTGGACGAGCACTCATTCACACTTGCCGAGATAGGGAAGAAATACAACATCACCGGTGAGAGAGTCCGACAGATCGAAGAGAAATCGCTTAGGAAACTTGCTTGGCGCGCGCGTATTGAAGGCACTCCAGGCGCAACGCTCAAGGGGATAGTCGAACCGCTATCCCAAGACGAGAACGCATTGGCTGCCTGGCTGCTTGAAGTCTCGCGCGTCAGCTTCGAGTCCCGTCCTGAAATTGCCGCGAGATTCATACTTCGTACCGCAGGCTACACCAAAGAAAGGTCATTGAAAGTCTTGCGCCTTCTCAATGGAATCGAGTGTCCGCGGAGCGCCAAAACCGGCAACCACACGTCCGCCGCCCCTCCTTCCGAAACCGTCAGGCCCGATGCCACGCATTGGCTTCGATACACGGACTGGCCTGAAGAAATCGAGCCACCTCCGCCAGCAGCGACACTGACCACCCAACGCGCAATCGGAGAATCCGAAATTTCCGGCAGCTTTCATTCCGAAAAACTCGGCCGACCCGTCGCCTACGAATCGCACCTCGAACTCGGAGTTATCACGGAATTGGAGCGCAGCGAGCATATCGCTTACTACCAAGAGCAACCTGCGAAAATTCCATACACATTCGAGGGAAGATCGAGGAACTATTACCCCGACCTATTCGCCGCCACGATCGATGGACGCGGCATCCTCATTGAAGTCAAGCCGACCGGCAACATGGCGTTGGACATCAATCTCGCGAAAGCCGAGGCAGGCAGAGCATGGGCACATGCTCGCGGCTGGGGGTGGCTAATCGTAAGCGACAGATGCACTTTCCGCGAAATCCAGCAACACATCCTGACGGACCGAAAGAGGCATTTTTTTGATCTTGAAATGCAAAAACAAGGGTTCCTGACCTGGCGCGAAATTTTTCGCTTCCGCTCCAAGCATGACCTCACAAAGATCGATTTCATTGCTTACGTAATTCAATCAGGCATCAGGCTCGACCAAGCCTATCGCGCCACCGTTTGCGACGCTGTCGCGGACACATCCTCACGATGACCATGTCCGCCCAGACATGATTGCGCACCGCACCCAGATCGTCAGGACCGCAACCTCACAGCCAGCAATCGCCACCCGCCCGAGGTACCAGCCTGCCGGCGCTTCGGTCAGGTCCTGGTCGATCCGGAAGGTCGCAACCCCGCGAACCACGGATTCGGCGCTGTAGGCCTTCGAGGGCGCAGGGCACGCGACCGCTGGCCTCTCGCCGCAGGGCTGACACCGCGCCAACGTCGGCGCCAGTTTGCCGCAAGCACCGCAATTCGATTCACCGCAGCTACCGCAGCCACCCCAACGTCCTTCGGGGAGATCATGCGCCCGCGGCCAAGGCGGCAGACAGGGAGCGGGATAGGCGGGCGCGGGCAAGCACGCGGTTTCGCCCTTGCGCGTGACGGTCAAGGTCACGTTCGTCGCATCGACCGTCGCGCAGTCGCGCATCAGCACGACGGACAGGCGCTCGGTGGTCGGTTCGACGATCAGCGGACGGGCCATGTACGCCTCCTAGACCTCGAAGTCGCCGCGCTCGGGCACCATCATCCGCGCCCCGCCCGTGCGCCCGCGCAGCCGCCGCGTGCGGGCGCGCAGGATCGCGGCGTCGAAACGCTGGCCGTAGACGGCGGCCAGGCGCGGATCGCTGAACGGTTGCCCGGGCAGGAGCAACACATCCGCGAGCGCGCCCTCCACGAGCGCACGCCCCCACTCCTCGGCCAGCCGCGCATCGAGCCGGCAGGCGTCGTGCGTCGGTGCGGCGACGTAGCGCACGCGCAGGGTGTCGCAGGCATCGCCCTCGCGGTCGATCCAGACCGACACGTCCGGCGTCTCCAGCGCCTCCACCCGGAACCCGCAACCGGTTTCGAGGACATCGCGCCGCGGATCGAGCATGCTGGCATCGGGCCTGCCGCAATCGGGCCCGTGGTCGCCGATGGACACCGCGACGACACGGACCACCCGCTCGCAGTTCGCGGGCACCACGGGGTAGTCGCGCACGCCGCAGGCCATCGGCAACCGCGCCTCGCGCTCCAGCCAACCGCTGGCTTCGCAGAACCGGATCGCCGCATCGCGCAAGTAACTATGCGCCGCGACATCGGGCAGCCCCGGCGCGGCGGCGACCACACGCGCCAGGAACGGCGCGAAGTCGGTGAACCCGGGGCCGCAGCTCACGGCTGCGCCCCTTCCGGCGAGCGCCCAGCCTGCGAGACGGCGACCAGCCGCTCCTTGGACTCGGACACGCCCAGCATCGCGTAGAAGTGCTGCCGGTGCGCTTCCTGCTTGGCGAAGGACTGCGCCGATTCCATGTCCACCGAGTAGGCGCGGTACAGGACCCACTCGATCAGCGCGTTATGCATGCGCGCTGGCGTCACCAGCAGATCATTGCGCGGATCGGCATCGTCCAGGTCCGCGAGCGTGATCGCCGCGGGGCACTGCTGGCAGACCAGGGCGACGGTGTAGGTCTGGCCGTCGTCGGGCACCGGCGGATCGACGAAGAACGCCCGCGGGTCCTGCGGCGTGAAGCTGTAGCCGCGCACGCGGTAGTCGCCGCAGACGCTGACCGGTGCGCAGCCCGTGTCGGCGAAGGCCTGCAACAGCCCATCGTCCACCTTGCGCGCGCGACCGGCGTCGCCCGCCGAGCCGATGACCTTCTGGAGTTGGCAACCGGCCGGCAACGGCCCCTGCCGTGCGCCGGCCACCAGCGGGAACACGTCCGTCTGCGCGTACAACTCAGGCCGGTACAGGTAGACCTGTCGCTGCGCGTCGTTGAGGTAGTCCAGCAGATCGGTTCGCGTCCAGCGGATGTGCTCGTAACCCGGTTCGGCGTCGTTGAGCAGGCGCGCAACTTCGACGATGAGCGCCGCGGCAGAGTCTGCGATACCAGCCGCGGCCATTACAGCGCCGCTCCGCTGGCGCCGTCGTCGATACGCTGGTTGCGCTGCTTGACCGTCTTGCGCTTGGCCTCGCCCGCACGGTTGTGGGCGTCCTCGAACCCGCCCTCCAGACCGGCGGTCGCCATGTCCAGCGGGTTGCCGTGGATGTCGGTCTCGATGGTCGGGACGGTGAGGATCGAGCCGACCTTGCGGATGGTCTCGCCGGCCTGCTCGAAGTCGCGGCCGTTGGTGGTGTAGCCGGGCGTGAGCCCCGGGAGCAACTCGAACTCGTCGTCGCGGGGGTACAGGTGGCCGTGCTCGTCCTGGAAGACGGCCATCTTCTCGCCGGTGTGTTCGATGTTGCGGTGGAGGTCCAGCGACGTATGAGGCTGGGGTGCCTGCGGCAGGGGGAAGGGTTGCATGGGAGTCCTCGGGCAACAAAAAGCCCCGCCGAAGCGGGGCTGTGGGGGCAGCGCGGTGCGCGCAGCGGGGGCCGGTCAGTTGCCGGTGTCGGGGTGGAGGACGATCGCGGAGACGGTCAGCCGCAGCTTGGTCGCCCCGGTCGCCGGCCAGCCGGTCACCGCCAGCGTCACCGCATCGGCCAACGCCTGCCAGGCGTTGACGACGACGTAGTCGCTGCCGACGACCGCGGCATCGATGTTGGCGTTGAACGCACCACGCACGGTGGACGCCGCCAGGGTGACGCCGGCCTCCGCCGACTCGACCTTCCAGTAGAAGCCGTGCAGGAAGCACCCCGGCGGGATGACGATCGGATAGATCACGTCCTCGCTGCCGATGTCGTGGCAGACCAGGTACTGCTGCAACCCGGGCTGCAACCGGCCCTCGTCGCCGTTGGGCACGAGGCAATCGCCGCGCATCGTGTAGCCGGTGTCGACCAGCCCAGGGTAGAAATCCAGCGAGCGCGAGAGGCCGTAGGCGACGTGGAGCTTGTGACCGGCGGCTTCGGTGTTGACCCGGTCGAGCAGGTCGGTGGTGAGGGCGCCGGCCAGGTCGGCCGGCGTCGGACAGGCGGAGCAGCCATCGTCGATCCAGCCGGCCGCGTTCTGGCCGAACAGCGCATCGAACGGGGTCTTGCCGCCGCCGTGGTACAGGTGGTGATAGGCCATGTGGGTGTTCTCCTCTGGCGGTCAGTTGAAGCGCACGTAGGCGACGCCGAGCTGTTCGGGGAACAGCGGCTTGTGGCCGAAGATCGCCAAACCACGGAAGTAGTGTCCAAAAAAGTGTTCGGACTTGATGACGTCCGCATCCGACAACTGCTGCACGTACCCGGTCGCGTTGCGACGGCCGAAGATGATGAAGCTGCACTGCGCATTCGCCGTCGTGTCGTAGACGGTCGGGACGAAGTTCGAGCCGAGCAGTCGGAAGCCCGCCGGATCGAGGTTGCGCAGCGGCTGCCCACTGGCGTCAACGATGAAGCTGCGCGGCAGGCCGGTGACGAAGGCGTTGGACAGCGGTGAGGTGAACAGCGGCGCGGTGGCCGCCGGAGGCAGGATCATGAACATCTCGCCCGACTCCCACACGTTGCTCTCGGCCATGACCTGGTTGCAGCGGGCGAAGAACTCCAGCAGGTTGCCGCCGGTGATCTGGAGCGGATTGCCGACCGCACCGAGATTGACGTTGCGACTGTTGAGGCCGGCGTTGATCCCTTTGTTGTAGGGCGCCGCGTCGCGGATCATCTTGGCAAGGACCGACTTTTCCTGGGCGTAGCCGACGGCACGGCCGCCAGACGCGATCAAGATGCTCTGAAGTTCATCGGCATTCCGGATCTGCTTCATGTCGACCCGGTCGAGCTTGTAGTTCCAGTAGAACCCCTCGTCCACGGTCAGCGTGGTGGTGTCGATCTCCGGGGTATCGGTCTGGAGCCGGATGTTCTTCGTGTAGCGGCGAATGCGCGCATTTGGCTCGCGCTTGAAGGTGACTTGGTCGCCGAACTGGTTGAGCGGACCGTTGTAGCTGGTGGTGGTGATGTCCTTCAACAGCGTCTCCGCGTAGGAGCGCATGAGGAAGCGCGGATAGAAATGCGGCTGGATCAGCGACCCGCTGTACTGCGGGTAGCCGGTGGCGGCGGGAATCGCCATGGGAATAGTCTCCGTGCATCAGCGTTGGGGATGCGCTGTCCACGGCCCTCAAGCGAGGGAACACACGTCGCCCGTCAGGGATCGACACGGCCCTCGCGCAGCGCCTGCTGGAAAGCGCGCTCGAACTGCTGAAGCTCCTGGAACGTCTTCTGCCCGCGTTGCCACAGCCCCATCATCGATTCCATGTCGCCGCCCCGGAATCGCTGGCCGGGCGTCGGCGTGCCGCCCGCGTGGATGCGGTCGGGCACGGCGAGCGCATCCAACCCCGATGTGGCGGCAGTGCGGTCGGATGAAGTGGGCGTGCGCTGCTGGAACGCCTGCACGATCTCGACGATGCCGTCGATGTCGCGCCGGGCGTCCGCTTCCTGCAGCGCCTGGTTGAAGGTCTTGCCGCCGCCGAAGGGGATCGGCTGGAACACGAAGTTGGCCCAGGCCGTGTCCTTGAACACCGACTGCGCGGCGCCGAGGCGCTGGGCGAGGCGTTCGCGGAAGCCTTGGGCTTCGGTCTGCGTCAGGCGCGTTTCCAGCGGCTTGACCTGTTCGGTGACCTGCTGCTGCAGGCCGTCGACCTTGGTCAGGAGCGCACGGATCGCCTTGGCACCGTTCTCGCCGAACTCGAAGGCGAGGTCGTCGTCGCTCAGCTCGCCCAATCCGGGCGCGGCGGTCGGCGCAGCGGCCGGTGTCGCCTGCTTGAGCGCTTCGAGTTCCTGGCCCTGCCGCTGCGCCAGGTCGCGCAGCAGCTGGAGTTCGGCGGTCGTGTCCATCCCCTCGCCCTGCCCGCTCCGCGCCTTGAGGGCACGGACTTCTTCGGACAGGCGCGGGACTTCGGCGTCGTACTTGCCCTTCAGGGCGTGGTAGCGGGCTTCCCACTTCGCATCGTCGGCACTCGGAACGGCGGTATCCGGCCCGGCAAGCGCGGGGTCGGGTCGCCAGTGTTCGAGGTTGACGTACTGCGCGTCGGGCGCATCCGCGGCGGCCGGCGGAGCCGGTGTCGCAGCGGGTGCAGGCGCAGCGGGAGCGGGTTGCGTTCCAGGGGCCGGGGCCGGCGGCGACGGGGCTGCGCCCGGTGCCGCGGCTTCGGCCTGCTGTTGCAGTCGTTCAAGCGAGAAAAAATCGGACATGGGTACCTCGGGATCGGAGCCGCGAGCGTCCCGCGCGTCATCGCGCCGGAGCCGTTCCCCTGGGCTGGCCAGCCGAGGGGAACCGGTGTTCCGGTGCGATGCCCGCATGGGCGTCGTCGGTATTCCTGGGAGGAGAAGCGAACCGGCTTGCGCCGGGGAGTCACTACAGCAGCGGGCCGTTCGGCACCGCAGCCGTGGTGTGGTGGGCGCTGTCGGCGGAGGCCGCCAGCGCATAAATCTGTCGGATGGCACGCGCCGCGCCCTGTTGGCGCAGCATGTCGTGCGTGTCATCCATGCCGACCAGCCGGTCGGCCGCGTCCTGGTCGAGCTGCGCGAGGTAGCCGACGAACACACGCCAGGCATTCGGATTGGCGGCCAGCGAGCGCACCGCCTCGCGCACGCGCATCAACTCACGCTGCGGGTCGCGGCTCATGCGAGCGCCTGCGTCACGCCGTTGCGGCGCAGGACGATCACGGTCGGCATGTCGATGCCCGGCGCGACGCCTTCGGCGACGAGCCGATAGCGCCCGGGGAGGGCGACGGCGAGCTGGGTGTTGGTCGGATCGAGTTGCAAGGGTTGGCCGTGGTGGATGACGGGCGCATACAGCGTGGTGTCGCGGTAACCCGTGACCATGTCCACGCGCACGCGCTGGCCGGGCTTGAGATCGAACGCGCAGACCACGGCGGCCGGCGCGATGACCTCGAACTCCGGCGACTCGACCGACTCGGCATCGGGCGAGAGGTAGACGTCGTCGCGGCGGCCATTCGCCTGCCCGGCGTAGCCGAGGAGGCCGGGCGTGCAGCCCGGCCTGTCGAATAGGCTGGTCATGCCGGCCTCACAGGCACTCGACGTTGACGCCGAGCTGCACGTTGTCCACGGTCGCGGTGTCGATGACCACGCCGTCGCTCACGCGCCGCAGTTCGAGCGTCGCCGAGACGAACCGGTCGCCGGAGACGCCGGGGAGCGTGTACGACCACGCCAGTTGCCGCCCGGCGGCCAGCGACAGCCACGCGCCCACGGCTACGCCGTCGGGCGCGTCACCGCTGGCGACGCGCAGTTCGTAGTTCGCCGCCGCATCGCCCGTGGCGAGCCAACGCCCGCGATTGCCGGGCGTCACCGGCGCGAGACTGCTGCCTTCCGTGACCTGGCCGTCCTGGCCCAGTCCGATGAAATACTGCACGGTGGTCCCCGCGCCGCCGGTGGTGACGAAGCAGCCGCGGCGGGCGCCGTCGAAGGGGAACCCCGTGGTCGCCGTCACGACGACGGGATTGCAGACGCTGTTGGCCATGTCGTTCGCTCCACACTCAAGGACACTGGGCGTTGACGCCCGTGAAGACCTGGTAGCCGCCGTAGGGCTCGTCGACGACGAGCCGCTGGTCGCTGGCGCGGCGGATCTGCACGCGACCGCCGATCGTCGCGCTGGTGCCGCAGGCCAGCGTGCGCGTCCAGGTACGCGCCGCGCCGAGCGACAGCCACGCGTCGAGCGCATCCGGACCGTCCGGGAGCCCGCCGCTGACGCGCACCTCGTAGTCGGCCGGGTTGACGCCACTGCTGCCCATCCAGTTGCCGCCAGCGCCGGCCGCCGCGCCGCCGATGGCGCCGCTCGGCGCGATCGTCAGGTCGGCGGTATAGATGTTGGCGTTCGGCGGCGTGCAATCCAGCGCGAAGCACTGCCCGGCGTCGCGCGCGAGCGCGCCGGCCGGCAGCCCCGGCGTCGCCGGCAGCAGGGCGCACACGGTCGCCGTCGTCGCGCCGGCGACGATCTGGCCGGACAGGGTGGTCAGCACCACGCCGTTGGTCGTGCCATCGAAGCTGGCGCAGACCTGGCCGCCATCGACCACGGCGCCGCTCACGGTCACGACGAACGGGAAACCGCCCACCGGGGCCGGGCCGTTGAGGAACACGGTCCAGCACACCGTATCGCCGGGCGAGACGCTGCCGGGGTGATCGCTGGTGATGTCGATCAACTGCGGCGAGGGCGGCGCGTCGTCGTTGTCGAGGATCGCGATACAGGCGCTGCCGCCCTGGGACAACCGCGGCGCTTCCACCTGCAGGCACAGTTCGCGCGCGCCCAGGACCGTGCTGTCGTCGAGGGTTGCCACGCAGACTTCCACCGCCGCCTGCCCGACCGGGATGACGACGCCGGTCGGCGCGGGGTAGCCTTGCAGCACCTGCTCGGAGCCGAACAGGCTCAACGTCAGCGGCAGATCGTGGCCGACGACGACCGGCGTCACCTCGATCCGCCAGCACGCGGCCTGCCCTTCGATGATCGGCGTCGCCAGCGGCACGATGCCGACCAGCGTGTGCTGCGAGTCGCAGCAGGTGTTGGCGATGATGCGCGTGCCGCCCGGCCCAACCGTGATCGCGATCCCGGGACCGGCGACGATGCGGTTCAGGAAGGTCTGCTGCGCGATCTCAATGGCGGCGGCCAGTTCCGCGCACGTCGGGATCGCATTGCCGGGCGCGTGATCCGCGCCGGCACAGGTCTTGAACACGCGCGCGAAGGACTCGGCGGGAATCGTGTCCGGCGGCAGGGTGTCGCCGGGCGCGAACGGCAGGTGCTGTCCGCGTTCGTACTTCAGGGGGCGATGTTCGGGCATGGGAACTCCGTCAGGTGTCGACGTGGGTCTGGTCGCAGCAGGTATTGGTCAGCAGGTAAGTGCCATCCGGCCGCAGCGTGATCGCGATGCCGGTGCCAGCGACCAGCCGAGTCAGCGCCAGCAGGAAGCCCTGCTCGATCGCGGCGTCCATCTCCGCGCACAGCGGGATCGCCGCGCCGGACACGTGCGCCGGGCCGGCGCAGGTCGCGAACGCGGCGGCGAAGCCGCCGCCGGGCACCGTGTCCGCCGGCACCGTGTCGCCGGGCGCGAACGGGCGGTGGCCGCCCGCGTCGTATTGGAGGGGGCGGTGTTCGGCCATGGGTCGTTCGGTCCGTGCGGCGGTGGTCAGGGGGTCTCGACGGCGGCGCCGCCGCAATCGACGAAGGCGTAGTACGGCAGCACGTAGCCGCCGATGTTCACCCAGCCGATGGGACGGCCCAGCAGCCCATCGCGCCCGCCGTAAATCGTCGTCGGCAAGGTGTCGTTCTCGGTGGTCGCCGGGGGATTGGCGCCCGTGATGCCGATGCGCGCGCCATTCGTCGCGGTGTCGATCGCGTCCTGCATCTCCGTACAGGTCGGGATGCGGTCGCCGGGCGCGTGCGCTTGCCCCGCGCACGTCCGGAACACCGCCGCCACCTGGTCGGTGGTCAGCGCCGCCGGCGTCGGCGTCTCGACGGTGCTGCCATCCGACATGGCGATGACCAATCGACCATCGGCGGTGAAGGTCACGGCGGTCACGCGCACGCTGGCGCCGGGCGTCGGCAGCCCGTCGATCGCGGCGGCGAGGTCCGCGCACGTCGCCAGCGGGGTCTGCCCCGCCAGCACGTCGGCACCCTCGCAGTCCTTGCCAATGACGGTGCCCAGCAGGCTGCCGCCGATGATCCGGGCGTTGATGAGCGTGATGTTCTGGACGGTGGTGCCGTCGATGTTGGTCTCGTCGCAACAGGCCATGCCGGTTCCTCAGTCAGTGGGACGTGGGCACGGGCAGCAGCGCCCGGTTCGCCAGCGCCTCGGATTCTTCCCAGTAGACGACCGTGTCCAGGTCGCCGTGGCACACGCGCACGCGGTAGGTGCCCGGGATCGCCAGCACCATCTGGTTGTGCTTCTCGCACAGCACCTGGCGGCAGCCGTCGACGCGGTAGGTCGCCCACAGCTCCGGCGCGCTCGGCGGCGCGCAGCAGGCGTCCGCCATGTCCTTGATGCGCGGGTGGACCAGCAGTTCCACCTGCGCGCAGCCGTGGCCGGCGAAGCGCAGGATCACCGGCGCGAACGTCACCTCCACGTTCGGGGCCTCGTCCGCCAGCGTCGGCAGCGCGCCGTAGTACAGGAAGCCCTCACGCGCCATGGCCGGGCTCCTGCGGGGGTTCGTGCGCGATCACTTCCACCAGCGGATCGCGCTCGATCGTGCGCCACAGCGCCCGCACCATCCGCAGCAGCAGTTGCCACTTCGCGGAGGACTTCGCGGGCACGAAGACCACGGGGTCCTGCCAGTACAGCGTCCTGCGCTGCGCGCGGTCGCTGACGCCGTCCGGTCGGTAGCCGGCGCTGCGATTGCCGAAACGCACGAAGAACGCCTGCGCGTGCGCGTCGATGCGGTGGACGAAGCCGGGGCCGTAGACGATGTCGAACACGGCATCGCCCGGCAGGAGGTCTTCGCCGTCGAGTTTCATGTTGGGCTCTTGTCGGGATCAGGGGGATGGATCAGCGGGATCGGGTCGGTCGCATCACAGGGCATCGCCACGGAGCGCATCGACGACGCTGCCCTGGCGGCCGTCCAGCGCCGGCATGGCCGTCGCGGGCGCGCTCGTGGGCATCGGCCGGGCGCCGACGGCGCCCTGCCCGGCTTCGCCTTCCGGCGGCGGCAGACCGGGCGTGTTCATCGGCAGCGCCTTGCCGAAGATCAGGTCCGGGTTGAAGCCTTGCAGGCCGACCCAGTCACGCAGCAGGTTCACCAAACCTTCCCGCGGCAGCAGGCCGCCCTGCGCGAACGGCGTGATCGCCTGCAGCGTCTCCACGGTGCGCGCCTGGCGCATCTCGCGGGCCATGATCCCCTTCGCACCGCGGGCGACGACGGTCGCATCCGCCTTCAGGCTCGCGTCGGGGTTCAGCAGCATGTTCAGCAGGTAGTACGCGCGGATCGTCGGCTCGATCAGCTGCTTGTCGAGGTTGCCGATGGCCTGCTTGATGCCGCGCAGCGCGCTGTTGTAGAGCAGGCTCAGGCCGCCCATCGTCGCCGCCGCACCGGTCGCCGGCGCGGTGCCGCCGTAGGCGTAGGCCGGCACGCCGCTCACTTCGTCGGCGAGTCGCCAGTAGGCTTGCAGCACCGCGTTCAACTCGGCCGCGACCGAAGGAATCTTCTCCATGTTGATCGCGCGGCCCTTGCCGGCGCCCTGCGTGTAGAACACGCGGTACGGCCTGACGAGGTTCGGCGCATCCTCGCTCTCGTCCAGCAGGTCGAGGTTGATCTCGGCGATCGGGCCGGAGGCGTAGGCCATGTTCTGCACCAGCCGGCGCGCTGCCGAGTTCACTTGCCGCTGCACGTCGCGCAGGATCTGCCCGAGGCCTTCGCCCCAGAAGCTGCCGGGGAGCCGCGAGAACGACGCCACCTGGTACGGCCGCTGCCCGGTCGGGATCGGGTTGAGCAGCGAGCGCAGCACCAGGTCGCCGAGCAACCAGACGTTCGCCTCGTAGTAGGCGTCGGGGTCGACGGACCTGTCGGCAAACACCGCCTCCGGGGCGAGTCCTTCCAGACCGCACCACTCCAGCAGCACCGCACCGGGCACACGACCCCAGAAGTCGATCACGTCGTACTGGCCGTCGTGACCCTGCGACGAGCCGTTCACCGCACCGGCCTGGCCCTGCCCCTCCAACTGCGACCGCTCGCTGCGCGCGGCATCGTGGCTCGCGTAACCGGTCGGATGCAGGGTCAACGCCGCGCGGATCGCGCGCTCGGAGAAGTTCGGCAGACCGATGCAGTCCGACAGCGCCTTGCCGGTCATCGGCATGCGCTCGCACAGGTAGCTGCCGTCCTGAGGATTGGTCGCATCCGGCGCCGGGTACAGGTCGAAGGGCGAGACCCGCTCGACCTTCACCTTGGTCCGCGCCACGATCCGCAACTGCTGTCCGTCCCACTGGGGTGCCTGCACCCGACGCACGATCGGCGCCTTCAGCACAGCAGCGGGGAACACGGTCAGGTCCTCGATCGCGGCGTCGAACGCATCCCGCCAGCCACCCTCCTCCAGTTGGTCGGCGATCTGCTTCTCCATGCGTGCGCAGGCTTCGCGCGCCGTCTCCAACGCGAGGTCCGCAGCCACGTCCTCCAACTGCCGCAGGCGTTGCTGGACCTGGTGCGGCGCGAGGTACTGGAGCTCGACCCCGCTGCGCTGCACCTCCAACGCGAACGCCTGCCGTACCGCCTGTTTCCCCTCGTCGGAGAGTTCGGGGATGGGCGTGGGCTCCACCGTCCACGGCTTGTCCTCGGCATTGGCGAGGGTGTCGCGTATCCACGCCTGCGCGGCGCGCATCTTCATGCTCGCCAGCGGCATGTAGACGTCGATGCCATCCAGTGCCCGTGCCAGTTCCGGGTCGTACTCGTTGTTGCGCATGCGCAGGCAGCGCATCATCGTCTCGTGGACGCTCGCGCCGTTGCGCCACACGACCGCTTCCTTGTGGCGCTTCGCCCGCGTAAAGGCCTCGCGCACGAACGCGCCCAGGCGCGAGCGCAGGCCCACCGACTGTTCGACCTGATAGCCATGCGCAGCCTGCTCCCGCCGCAGCAGGAGGTCGCTGGCGGCGTTGGCGGGGTCTGCGAAGATCACGGTGGAAGATCACCAGGCAAAGTTCGAGTCCGAAGGGGCGGCGCGGCGGACGCTGCCGGTCCCCTTCGGGAACACGGCGCCGATGTCGTAGATACGCGCCATGCTGTCGAGCATGTCGTCGTGGATGCCGGCCGGGAAGGTCAGGTATTCCTCGTTGATGAACCGGTCGACCACGTCCACCGGCGTGCCATCGTTCAACGCCTTCGGCAGCGCCCGCGGCAGCCACCAGCGACCGTTCTCGAAGTCCGGCTCCAGGCGCTTGATCCGCGCCTCCTTCGACATCTGCCCGCCCAGCTCCAGCACCGCGAAGCGGTAGTTCTCCGTCTCCATCGCAACGCCGAGGTGTTCGATGTCCGCGTCCTTGCCGTACTTCTCGTACCCGACCTTATGCGGCTTCCACTTGCGGTGCAGGCGGATCACCAGCGCCGCGCGCTCGCGCAGGTTGAGTCGGTCGCGCACCGCATCGAGCAGGTAGTAGCGGCCATCGCTGTTGAGCCCGACCACGACGACGGCCGTGAAGTCCGAACGCTTCGCCTTGCTGCCGGCCGGATCGACCAGCAGGTAGCGGTTCATCGGCCGGGCGATGGTGATCGGGATGCCGTCGTACTCGCGCAGCCACGCGCGCTTGAAGAACCCGCCGGTGCCGGCGACCGGACGCTGCATGTAGAGCGCTTCCCAGTCCCGGCTGCCGCTGACGACCCGCTTGCGCGCCAGTGCGTCCTCGCTGAAGCGCTCCGGGCACAGCGCCTGCCCGACCTCGCGGCCGAGCGCGTCGCCTTCCAGCGCCAGCGCCGGCAGGTTGATGACCTCCCAGTCCTCCTGCGGATGCTCGCGCAGCAGCCAGCCGGCAAGGTCGTCCTCGTGCCAGCGCGTGTGCATCACGATCAGGATCGAGTCCTCGGCCAGGCGCGGGTACACCACGGAGGTGAACCACGTCTTGGTCGACTCGCGGATGCGCTCGGACTCGGCTTCCTCGCGCGACTTGAACGGGTCGTCGATGATGAAGACCTTGGCCGGGAAGCCGGTCGCACCGCCGCGGATCGTGGTGCCGAGGTACAGCCCGCCCTCGGTGGTCTTGAAGTACGTCTTGCCGGTCGTGCTGCCATCCAGCCGCGAGCCCGGGAACACCGCCGCATGCACGGGTGATGCAAGCTGGTCGCGGACCGCCTGCCCGTTCTCCTCGGCCAGGTCGATGCCGTAGCTGGCGGCGATGATCGGCCAGTCGGGGTGCTTGCCGAAGATCCACGGCGGCAACTGCTTGGACACCAGCCGGCTCTTGCCGTGCTGGGGCGGGGCGAAGACCATGATCCGGCCCCGCCCGCGCGCCACCGCCGCCTCCAGCCGCCGCGCGACGTGGCGATGCCAGCGGTACGCGACGTACTTCGGGTCGCCCAGGATGGAGTAGGCCAGCAGGTTGTCCTGCGCTTCGCACAGGAACGCCTGCACCGCCGGATCAGCCTGGCGCATCCCGCTGCAGGATTTCTTCGGCGAGCTTGCGACGCTGCTCCTGCGTCAGGTGTTCGCTGGGGTCAAACACCCCCACCGCGCCGCTGTGCTTGTGCTGCTGGGCGAACATGCCGATCTGCAAGCCCAGCAGGTGCAGCGGCTTGATCCGGTCGACCAGCCGGAAGCGCTTGGTGTGGCCCACGACCTGACGCTCGCCGTCGACCACCGCCTCGATCTCCTGCACCTCGATCGACTGGATCAGCGCCGCCTGCTGCGAGGACAGTTCGGTGATCTCGCGCACGCTGCCGTCGGCGTTGAACAGCGCACGGATGTCGCCCATGCCCATCCACGCCAGCTGGCGCATGATCGCGGCCTGGTCGACTTCCGCGATCGCCTGCAGCGCGCTCTGGCGCCCGCTGAGGAAGCCTTTAACGGCTTCGTTGGCGAGCAACCGCGAGGCGGCGTCCTGCGCCAGCTTGCGCGTACCGGCCTTGTAGCCGGCGCGCAGGTACGCGGCGCCGGCATCGAAGTCCAGCAGGTACTCGTCGCAGAACCGGCGCTGCATCGGGTTGAGCCCGGTCGCCGGATCGACTCTTACACGGGGCATGGCATCACGCCTGAAGGATCGCCAGGATCACCAGCGCCACCGCGCAGGCCATCGCGAACCCGACCACCGCGCCACGCCAGAACAGGCATACCGCGCAGTCGATGAAGAAGTAGTCCGGCAACCACGCCAGCACGCGCCACCACAGCGGATCGCGGTCGGGCGCGGTCACGACGCCACCGCCTCGACCGCAGGCGGTGACGCAGGCGTGCGCGCAGGCTCGGGTGCCGGTGCATTCGGGACAGCAGGGGGCGGCGTGGCGGGCCGCGGCGCGTGCGCAGGGCGCACCTCACCGGGCCGCACCAACGGGCGGCAGCGACAGGGCATGGGAGTGTCCTTGGGGGGAAGGGAGGCGGCAAAAGCGCCGATTACGTGCCTTCTGGCGCGCTCAACGCGCGCACGGTCAGTTCGCCACGTGCATGCTCGACCAGACGCAGGTTCTCCAGCGGATCAACGTCCGAACACCACACGCGCAACACCCCGGCCTGGTCGCGAACGACGATCAGGATCGAGCGCGCCCCTGTGCCGGCTGCGGCGATCAGGGCGTCATCGACGGGGTTGTACGGCTTCATGCCGGAGGCCGGGGCCTTGCCGGCGCGCAGCGTGCGCGAACGGCGAGCCGATCCGGGGGAAGTCTTGCGCGGGGAGGTCATGTTCCTTCTGCCTTGGTTGTGATGCATCAATGCGTCGGTGCCCGCTGCGCGCCATTCCGCAGTCCTGCGGAACGCCCACGCACGGCCACCGTGCGCGTCATGCCGGCGAAGGACCTCCCTCGCCGACGATCCTCTGGCCCATTCTGGCCATTGCGTTCAGGTTCCCCGGAACGACGATGGCCGCACGGGCCAGGCGGGGCTCAGCCCCGCATCAGGCGGGCCAGCGCGGCCCGCATGCGTTGCGGATAGCGGTTCTCCGCGTATCGCGGGCCGTTATAGCCCTGCGCGAACGCCTCGAAGTCGCTCCGCACCAGCGCATCGGCCAGTCCTTCGCTGCGGATGTAGCGCACGAAGGCGTCCAGGTGACGCTGTTCTTTTTCTTGCATCGCGAACGCCATGTGCGTGACGTTCGCGAATCCCGCCTTCTCCGCGTTGAAGCCCATGAGCTGGAACAGGCCCCACGATGCGGACTTGAGCGCGGCCTCGGGATCGAGTTGCAGCGCCTCTTCCAGGCGGGCGTATTCGACCTCGCCGCCTCGATACAGGTTCCGGTTCCACGTCTTCGACGAAATCGCCGGGTGCGTGGTGTCGAACCGGTGCGCGGTCAGGCGCGAGAACACGTGCGCCTCGAAGAGGATCACCACACGGCCAGAGGACAGCATGCCGCGGTCCAGCGACTCGACCGTCGCCACCGCCTGCACGACCTCGCGGCGACAGCCCAGCGCTTGCGCTGCGCGTTCGTAGTCGGCAACCGACAGGCGTGTGGACATGGCGACCTCGATGAAAGGTGGCCCATGCCGACGTTCGGCGTGTGCAGCGAGGGAACAGGAACCGCCGTCGACCTTGGGGGGAAGTCGATCGTGCGGGGACTGCACACTGGCGCGGCGACGCCTCTCGGCGAACCCGGTGGCGCATTGACCGCCCGGCATGGGCCATGAAGTGAACCCGCCGACCTGGTGCGGTCGGGGGCATCGGCTCGGGAGAAGCATCGGCTGCGGCCAGACGCACATCTCCACCATGACCCTTTGTACCGGACGGGGCTGCTCCCGTCAAGTGTTTTAAACCTTGATATGTTTCTTTAAACCTGCGCCATCCTTCGCCACTTCAGATCCCCTGCATTTCCAGTCTTTCATGCAGACCGCGCGGCAGTGTCAGGGAACTACGCCGTCGCGCTTCACAAAATATTTACACCTTCCGTGATGGATTGCAAAGTCGCGCGCGGCTGTCACGCGCGCCACTTCACCTTCCCAGCCGCTGCGAGAAGCGTCGCAGCGCTTCTCGCTCCAACTCGCGCAGCGCCGCCAACTCACGCTCGTGGAGCGTGTTGATCCACACGCGGTAGAACTCGCCGCGCACGCCCACCGCCTTCGCACGCCGCTTGTACGACCACGCCGTCGTGCCCTGTCCATGGCAGCCCTCGCACGCTGCGAACTCCGCACGCACCTTGCGCGTCGTGTCCGCCACCAGCCGCAGCCGGTGGCCCACGCCCTTGCACACCACGCACGGCCGCGGCTGCGCGTACTCGGCCAGCACGGCGCGCGCCACGGCCTCCCAGAACGCGTCCTGCGCGATCCGCAGCGCGAGCGCGGCCTCGGCTTCCGGCGAGGACTGGGCGAGCGCCTGCGCCTGCCTGCGCGCGCGTGCGGCCACCAGCGCGACCAAACGCAGCTTGCGGCCGTACTCCACCGCCTGCACCCCGCGCCGGCAGGCCGCCACGCGCTTGGCGACGTCGGACTCGGGCGAGACCCGCCTCCTGCTGACCCTCTCGCGACGGGGGACGGGCGAGGACGTGTCCGCAGCCGACGCCGGCGCAGCCGCGACCTTGCGCACCTCCGGCCCCTCGAAGGCTTCCGGCCAGTGGCGCAGGCACAGCACCTCGACCGCCAGGCGGTCGCGCACGCTGCCGCGCGCGGCCAGCCCCAGCGCCGCCGCGATGTCCTGCGGCGTCAGCGAGGGAGTGCCGCCCTGCCCCGGCATGCGCGGCATGGACTTCGGTGCCAGCCGCGCCAGCAGCTTCGCGGCGCTGCCCAGGCGATCGGCGTCGTCGAACGATCCCGCGCCGCTCATGCCGCACCGCCTTCGCCCGGATCGGCGGGATCTGCCTCGATCGCCGGCGTCGACCCCGGAGGCCGATAGGGACGCAGTACCCGCGCAAGGTCGTCGATGACGGCCTGCACCGCAGGATTGACGTACCCGGCACCCACGTCCTCCGCCGACTCGGTGACGTCTCGAATGTCGTCCTTGACGCGCGGATGCGCGGACAAGTCGCTATCCCTGTTTATAGATGAAGTTCTATTCGTGGCCCTTGTTTGCCGCGTTTCGTGGTCGTTCTTGGGCCCCATTGCGTCCTTGCTAGGGCCTGTTTTTGTCGGTTTTGCAGTCATCTGTGCATTTCCTGTGGGTATCCGTTCGAGCATGTGCAAGCGATACACCACCACCTGGCGCGTCTTCCCCATGCGCCGCCCGGTATCCGACAGCAGTCCCCAGCGCTGCAGCTTGCCGAGGTTGCGCTGGAGCGTCTTGCGGTTCTGGCCGGTGGCGTGTGCCAGGTACTGGCTCGACGGGTAGCACTCGAACCGCTTGAGCGAAGTCATGCGCGAGCGGTACGAGAGCACCAGCAGCAGCGCCTTGGCCGACGAGGTGCGAGGAGGAAGGACGATCCGTAGCGCCCAGTTCATGGCGGCGATACTCATTGCGGGGGTGTCTCGGAACAGGCGGGTGGGACAACGGACGTGCAGCCGCCCGCTGCGGCGCATGAGCGCCACAGGTCGGGATGCACGGGGTGGGAGGGATCAGGACGCCGCGGGAGGCGCGCGCGCGGACAGGCGCGCCCGCATCTCGATCAGGGTCAGGCCGGTGTCGGGGTCGATGACGTAGTCGCGCGCGTGCGGCAGGCGATCGACCAGGCGCCGTGTATACAACTCCGGCACCAGGCCGCCCCAAGTCCGCGGCAGGAACCGCGAGACCCCGAACGCGCGGGCCACCGCGGCGTGGTTGACCCGGCCGTCCGGGGACCTCGCCCCGAGCAGGGCGGCGGCATCGCTGAGGCGGATGTTGAACATGCCCATAGGTGTAGCACGTTAAACCTTCGCTGTTCAACTCGACACTACGCTGCTATCCTCGCCGGACCTTTCCATCACCGCCGGGGGGCTGGAGATGAATCTGGTCGGCGAACGCATCAAGCACGCGCGCAAGACCTGTGGACTGAGCCAGGCGCAGCTGGCCGAGGCCATCTCGGCCGCCACCGGCGGCAAGGTCACGAAGTCGTTGATCAGCCAGTGGGAGTCCGGCCGCGTCGCAAGTCCCAATACGGCAAACCTGCTGGCGATGCAGTCCGTCACCGGGTTCCGCGCCGAGTGGCTCCTGCAGGGAATTTCCCCGCAAAAAATCGAAGAATCTCCTGCCAAGCGCGGGAGCAAGCCCGCCGAACTCGACGTGGTCCTGCTGGAGCGCATCCTGCGCGAAGTCTTCAAGACCACGACCGATCCCAAGCGCGCTGCCAAGTCCGCAGTGCGGATGTACCAGTCCCTCGCCGGCAACGACGGCAACATCAATCCCCTGACGCTCCTGGCGCGCTTCGCAGCCGCCGAACAGGACTAGGAAGACAGGGCAACCGGACCCCGGAGACGGCTTGCGCGACAGGCCGTCGGGTGGTATCTATCGCCCTTGAGTTGTTTTTATTAAACCCAAGGATGCCCCATGCCCCGCCTCCCCCACCTCCATCTGCACCGCATCGTCGTCGACGACACGCCGCTGCCCTTGGTCGTCAACGGCCGCTCGCAAGCTGCCGTCCGTGATCACTTCCTCGAACGCCATGTCCGCATCGAACGGCTCTCGCCTGCAGAGGCGTTCCAGGCCGGCATGAGCGGCGCCGTTATCGAGACGGTCGGCGAGCATGCCGATGCGCCCGACGGCACACCGGCGTCCGCCGGCGCCACCAGCGAGCCTAGCCTGTTCGATCAAACGCACGGCTCCGGGGCCACGGCAGATTCCGCAGGTGCAGCACCCCGTCCGAATCAGGGACCGGGACCTGGCTACGCTGCCGCCATCGACGAGGCCGCGACGCTGTGAAGCGCAATCGTGCCGCGCGCCTGACGTGCCTGGCATCTCTGGCATGGTCGGCGGTGTTCATTCCCGTCGAACTGGCCATCGGCGCCTACGGCTACGCACTGGCGCAGTGCGGGCTGCAGATCCTCGTCCTCATCCTGCTGTCGTATTGGTCGTCTACGGCTGCGAGAGCGCGTGACGCGCTGCCCGCACCGGTGCAAGACGACCGTCATCGCTCAGCAAATCAGTAATGCCAAACCTACAGAGTCTCAGAGCTATGTGCGTCGGACGCAGTCCGGTATGCACCGCGGGGCGACTTGCATCATAGATATGCCATGAACGGCACGCGGACATTGTTCTTCTTGATGGCGGAGTTCGGCACCGGACACGTTCCGCTAGATGCCTGCGCATTCCATTTCGGTCTTTCGACAGGTGAAGCCAAGAAAGCGGCGGCTCGCCAGCAGCTACCGGTCCCGGCATTCAGGCTGGGGTCGCAAAAATCGCCGTGGCTGATATCGATCGAGGACCTAGCCGCCTACATCGACACTCAGCGCAAGCAAGCTGAAGTCGACTGGACACGCATTCACAGTTCCGACTGCTCATTGTGACTTCTTGCAGGTGAGGTCCGGGACATGCTCGGGCCGCAAATGCGTGTACCTCTTCAAGGTCTGCCATGACTCGTGCAGGGTGAAATGCACGACCTGCGGGATGTCATAGCCGGCCTCGAAGAATCGCGAAGTGGCTTCGTGGCGCAGATCATGGAAATGCAGATCCTTGATCCCCAGGATGGGCATGGCACGAGTGAAGGCGGCACCAACCGACTTCGAGTCATAGGGAAAGATTCGCGGCTCGCCTTCGATCCTAGGTTGCGAATCGATGATGTCCCAAGCCTCCGCAAGCAAACGGAACTCTTTGTGGTTCCCTTCCTTTGACGTTGGATGCTTCACGTCACGCAACAAGGCAATCCCTTTCTTGCGATCGAGGTCATCCCACCGAAGTCGAGTGATCTCTTCCTCGCGTCGCGATGTTGCCAGCGCGAACCGCACGATGTCGCGCATCGGAATCTTCGCCGACCATCCTCTCTTCTCGAAGTGCTTGAGGATCAAATCCTCTTCGCCCTCCTTCAAGCGTCGCTCCCTTCTCTTGGGCTTGGCGATGACCCGCTCCTGACGAAGGTACTCTGCGGCGCGGTTCAGCGCCTCCAAGGGAACCGGACAGCCGAGCACGGCGTCAGCAGCACGGAATACCTGCCGGAACCAGATCAGATCGTTGGACGCAGTCGCCGGACCCGCCCCGGTTCGCCGGCGCTGCTCTGTGTAGACGATGAAGTCGGACCTCGTGAGCTGATCGACGCGCTTTCCGGCCAACGCACCCGCCTTCATGCGGGCAAGATCCGCCTTCTTGGTTCGCCCCCACGGCTTGTCGGTGCGTTCGCGCCCCACGTACCACTCGATCATCTGCTCCACCGTCATCCGGCGGCCCAGCACTTCCCCCCTGGCCCGCTGCACCTGCAGCTCAGCTTCTCGCCGCCGCATCCACTCGCGCGCCAACCCTTTGGCATCGAATGTCTCGGCTTCTGAATGCACCAACTTGCCGTCGCGCTTGAGCCGAATTTGCGCGGTGTATGCTGTCGAGCCGTCGCTACGGCGGCGGGAGACGATGGTTCCCATAGTGCTACAGACCTCATTCTGTAGCACGGATTGTAGCACTCCAACGGCAGAAATGCCGAAAAACCCGCCAGAACCCACCCAAATGCACTGCCACGAAAGCACTGAAAAAGCAGGAGAAACGCCGGGAAATTGCATCAATCCCGATAAAATTCGCCTGTCCGTGGCACCGATGATGGACTGGACCGATACGCACTGCCGGAATTTCCACCGGCTGCTCGCGCCGCACGCGCGGCTGTATACCGAGATGGTCCACGCCAACGCGGTGATCCACGGCGACCGCGCGAAGCTGCTGGCGATGGACGCCGGCCAGCATCCGGTCGCGCTGCAGCTCGGCGGCAGCGAGCCGGCGCTGCTGGCGCAGGCGGCGCGGATCGGCGCCGACCACGGCTTCGACGAGATCAACCTCAACTGCGGCTGCCCGTCCGACCGGGTGCAGGCCGGCCGCTTCGGCGCGTGCCTGATGCGCGAACCGGCGCTGGTCGCCGACTGCGTCGCGGCCATGATCGCCGCGACCCCGGGCACGCCGATCACCGTGAAATGCCGGCTCGGGGTGGACGACGACCACGACTGGGACCGCTTCCTCGCCTTCGTCGACACCCTCGCCGCCGCCGGCTGCGCGCACGTGATCGTGCATGCGCGCAACGCGTGGCTGCAGGGCCTGTCGCCGAAGGAGAACCGCGAGGTGCCGCCGCTGCGCTACGACTGGGCCTACCGGCTGAAGCGCGAACGCGCCGGCCTGCAGGTGGTGGTCAACGGCGGCATCGCCGACGCCCGGGAGGCGACCGCGCACCTCGACCACGTCGACGGCGCGATGCTCGGCCGCGCCGCCTATCACGACCCGTACCTGCTGCACGGCCTGGACTGCGCCTGGTGGCCGGCGCCGACCCGCAGCCGCGGCGCGCTGCTGCGCGCGTGGCGGCCCTACGTCGAGGCGCAACTGGCGCGCGGCGTCGCGCTCAAGCACCTGACCCGCCACGTCCTCGGCCTGTTCCAGGGCCAGCGCGGCGGGCGCGCGTTCCGGCAGATCCTCAGCGAGGGCGCGCATCGGCCCGGCGCGGGCTGGGCGCTGGTCGAACAGGCGCTCGCGCCCACCGAAGCCGCGCACGGGCGCGCCGCCTGA